ATTTATTAATTGTGCTTTAGGATCCATAGAAAGCAATGTATATTGTATTCCTATATTTATATATTTATATCTATTATATCCTTGTTTTTATAATTGTTAATATTATAAGAATGATGTTCATAAATAAACGCTCAGCTTCGAGTGTTCCTATGCACGATCCCACAAAACGAACATATTCCGCAATTGAACCAATCGCTGCAAAATGGGGATCATCTCTAAATCGCCCCGACTCGACCTCTGTTACGCAACAAACCCCCGCCAAACCAGGGAAAATGCTCTGGGGGAAACCAACATGGTATATGTTACATTCTCTCGCCGAAAAAATTGACGAAAGTTGTTTTCCCCGATTACGAATCGAGCTGTTGAATGTGATTATGCGCATTTGCAATAACCTACCATGCCCTGATTGCGCGAGTCATGCAACCGCTTATTTAAACCGTATTAATTTCGACAATATACAAACGAAAGAGCAGTTGAAATTAATGCTTTTTCAATTTCACAATAGCGTGAACACGAAAAAAAATCTACCGATTTTTGCATATAAAGACCTCGACTCTACTTATCAAAACGCAAACATGGTCAATATTATCACGAATTTTTTTTATCATTTTTCAAAACATACATATAGTGGTCGCATGGGAACTGAAAATTTTCATCGCACTCGGGCAGTTCGAGATATCAAGGGGTGGCTGCAAATGAATCTACAGTATTTTGTAAAATAATCATTTTCCAGTCAGTCATCGATTTTACGGTTTAGTCGTAATGTATAATTTTAATCTAGATAAACACTATCACATGATACTCTATAGAACATCATGCGTATTTTACCTGCCTTGTTAGCGCTCTTATCCTCGGCAGCTGCTGCGACACCCACTATTTACGTTTACGCCCTGTCGTGGACTCCCGGGTTCTGCTATGAACAAAATTACCCCGGCTGTAAATCCCCCCTCTCTTATTGGGAAACGAATTTCACCATTCATGGCTTGTGGCCACAATATATTGATACCGGCTACCCGTCCTCGTGCACATCCGAACCATTTGATACATCGATTCCGTCACAAGTTGGCGAAACTACTATGGTTCAGTATTGGCCCGACGTCCAATATTCAGTAGACGACCCGCAATATGATAGCTTTTGGATACACGAGTGGACAAAACATGGAACTTGCACCGGTTTATCGCAACTGGAATATTTTGATCAGGCCATACAGTTAACTCAGTCAATACCTACACCAAGTATCCTTGTAGATTCGATTGGGCATAATATAAGTGCACCTGCATTACGAAGTAGCATGGGTGGGACTAACTATGTTGCGCTTCAATGCAAAAACCAACGTTTGGTCGGCGCGTATACCTGCTGGAATCAAGTGGACGGATTTCCTACCGCACAAATGGTTTGCCCCGCAAGCGTGCTGAAAGAGGATACTTGCATGCTGTCCGATGAAATCATTATTACGTCTCTTACGACGAGATAGTGAATGCGCGATTAAATTGGTTTTTTCGCATTATTTACCGCCCGACAACGGTATAAACTTTTGGTCGGCTGCGAGCACACCTCGTTATTGGATATACCGCTAAAGTAGGCCAGACCAGGCACGCCCGTAGAATCCACAACAATTGCCCACAGTGCACCCAATATTCCGCCAATGATTAGCGCGGTTAACAAATATTTGGGTGTGGAACATCGATTCGTCGAACTCCAAAACATGTCTGCAATGATTACTAGCGGGAACACGATAAATGTCGCAATGTTTTGATACTGTAAATTATTCACGCCTATGAAATAAGACAAATAGGCAAGAGTATACCCAAAAACAGTCTGACTCAGAGGCAGTTTGGATATTGGACCGTTATTACCCAATGTGAGTTGCGAACATTTGGCTTGAGAATGCTCACTCTGTGCCTCTCCGGGTTGCGCGTCGGAAACTGGTAATATGTTTGCGATTAGCACNGTTACAAATGACGCAATTAGCAGTCCAATTAAATACATAACCCCCTTTAAATCTTGGTTAAATATTGATTGCAGTGTAAAATAACTCACTATAATGAACGGCGCAAGCCTGAAAAACATGTATAGAATGTTTATCAAATTAAGTTCCATATTACAATTTCTATTATACTATTCATAGAAATTGTAATCGACTAAACGGTCACTTCAATCAGTTGTTGTCTTTTATTCGAATGCATGTTTCATCGCTTCTTGGATATTGTCTACCGCATGAAACGACATTTCCGTTAAATCTACTACATCACCGTATTTCTCCATGAAATCATCGAAGTCCGTCTGATTCTCCATCGGATATAGTATCTTTTTGACGCCCGCACGCATACTTCCTAAAATCTTGGAATCTAACCCGCCAATTGCCGTTATACGGCCTTGCAAATTGGTCTCACCCGTCATCGATAATGTGTTTCTGATCGGTTTGTTGTTTAATAAACTGTATAGCGACAATGTTATCGCGCCGCCTGCAGATGGCCCATCCTTGGAAACCGCTCCCTCTGGACAATGAATGTGCAGCCCCAAATTCTTTGTATCCTCGAATATCTTAACCAACTCCTTTTGTCTATCTTCGGGCGTTAATGACCATGCAAGGGTTTTCGCCACAGTCATACTCTCTTTCATCACATCGCCTTGCATACCCGTTAACTTGAGTTCCAAGAACGACCCCGCTGGGCAATACTGACTTTGGATAGGTATAATTCCGCCTTTTCCAAGAGCATTCGCCCACATACCGTTTATGGTTCCGATAGCCGGTTCCTTGTGTATTTTCATATCGTGTACCTTTCTATATTTCTTCAGATATGTTGTTCCAAGATCTGCAACCGTCAATTTGAGAGGCAATTCTAACACTTGTTCACTGTTCTTGGACACGTTCAATAATTGTATGTTAATCTCACCAAACAAATCGAATAGTATCTCCTTTAACTTTCTTACACCCGGTTCCATTGTATATGTCTCAATCACATGCTTCACCACCTCGTCCGACAACTCAATCGTGTTCTCAAAACCCATTTTCTCGTTCAATTCTGGTATTATAAAATTGTTCACTATCACAATCTTATCCGACCAAGATAGGTTATCGAATCGAATACGGTGAATACGGTCTAATAATACTCTGTCTATCTGTTCCGGGTCGTTATACGAAAATATGAACAGCGCCTTGGACAAGTCAAATGGAACACCGCTAAAATATCTGTCTTGGAATTCGTCGTTTTGAGTTGTATCAATTAAATGTGTAAGAATACCAATGATCTCGCGACCTTGCTCCGTCTTGCTTACTTTGTCCAATTCGTCAATGTATATAATCGGATTCATGCACTTGCTCTCCATCAAGACATCTACTACCTTACCCCACGTGGAATTTACATACGTATAATTATGACCTTCCAAGGTAGAACCATTTGAAGAACCGCCTAGAGCTATAAAGGACATGGGTCGCGGCTCTCCCTTCTCGTTTGTTAAACATCTCGCCAGTCCGCGTTTTGCTAAAGATGTTTTGCCTACACCAGGAGAGCCCTCGAAACCAAAACAGTATCCCTTCTGTTCGCCACTTATCCACTGACTCACTATCTTTAATATCTGCTCCTTCGCCTTGCGGTGTCCATATATCGAATCGTCCAAGAATTCATTTATTTCAGTCATCTTCGATTCAACACTCGCAATTTCTCGACTAATTTCTTTCACATTTTTGTAAATATTCATGTTTACGTGGGTGGGGGTTATCATGTGCAGCACGTCAAACACCTTTGACGTTAACTCTACATCCGTCTTGGCCGAATTTAATTGCTCGGTGATAAATGCTATCATCTGTGGTTTCGATTTATGTTCATCCGTCAATACATCTACAAATAACTTCACCGCGGAGACCATGTGCGGTTTTGAAAGCTTAGACATTTTACCCACACATTCCTCAATTGCGCCATTTGATATGCATTCCAGAATCGACTTAGATGCTCTATTAATCTCATACAGGGTATATTTATCCTTCTTTTGAATATCTAAAGTCACCACATCTCGCATTTTGCGAAACAACTCGTTAATATGGCCCATTTTGCACAATATGGGCTCTTTACGATACACTCCGAATGGGACACGCACCAAACCCTCCAAATATTGCTTGGATTTATTTCCCTGATCGTCCGATTTACCCTTGATCTCCTTCAATTTTAACATGGCGCGATTTCGAATCTTATCATTCGCACGCATAAGGATGACCTGCTGCTCTAAGGATATTTTACTCTCGTCGCATTTTGATATAGTATCCTGTGTATATTCTATCGTATTTATCATCGTTTCCTTGAAATATTGCTTCATTTTCCAAGGCAATGTATCATATATCAATCGTTGTTCGTGATTATCGTCTCCCTCTACATTGTCTACCGACCCAATCAAATCATATAACATATACGCCACGTATTGAACCTCATTGTCAAGATTATATAAAAACAAATGGATTAACATCTTGCGCCTAGAAGACAAATCCATATCGAAAAAATGTTTCACGATTCCTTCCACACGATTCGTTTTCACATATTTTACATCCGTTTGTATTGTAGCAAACCGCTTTTCAAGGTCTTTTGCGCTGTAAATCAGGATATCCTTGATAGAAAGCGCGTCTGTCCAACGATCCGCTAATGCACCCATTTCTTTGTGCATCGAAATACGACCATGTATCTTGCTAATCGCATCCGACACAAATTGATTTTCGCGGAGATATTGTATAGGCACGTCGCGCATAATACCACTTACACATATTGCCTTTTTGTCGGTACTGTTTCGAAGTAATATTCTTAAACCATACACCGATTGATGTAACGATGAATACATTGCGGATGGCTCAAAACACTCTAGATGCGGTTGAGGCTCGATATTGATAGTATAATCGGTAATTTTGTCGATTTGTTCACCACTTACATGCTCGACTTCCGTCCATGGTATATTCTTAAATCCAATAGGAATCATATATTTTTCCAAGATGGCCAACTTGTCTACCATCAACGTGTTTTGGGGGTCGTATGTATACAGTTTGTTGTATTTTACACCAAACACAACATAACATATGTCTTCGATCGATTGGGTTCCGTGCGTTGAAAATAGTATGGACAATTTATCGAATATTTTTTGTATCTCCTCAATCGTCTTAGTCGTGTCCTTCTCCGACAACGGTAAAGATTCGATTATCTTCTGCGCCGAATTATATATTTCATGCAGATGATCCACACACTGGGATATACTGCTGTTACTAAATATATCGTAATTCTTACACAAATCTAACGACAAATATGTCTTTTGTATGATGTTTACCAAGGTAACCAACTTATTCTTGATAAACTTGTTAAAATCATTGTTTGAATTTGTATCTACTGATACATGTTGGTTTTTTAATACGGGTTCGTTCTTATTTGCAGACTCACTTAGATTGATTTTGCGCTTAGGGGGTAACTTTGTTGTATTTACCATGGTAAAATATATATTCTAGATACAGATTTAAATTTACCCAGATAAATAACTAAACTGATATAGACAATTGACTATATATATTCTATTTACAATGGGAATCCCAAGCTACTTCTCGTATATTATTAAGAATTATTCTAATATTATACGCCAGATTCGAGACATACCTAATGTAAATGGTATCCGATTTCAATATCTCTTGATGGACTGCAATTCAATCATTTATGACGAATTTCGCAAAATGGAATGTGAGCGTAATGGTGCCGCATATATACCCGATGAAATGGAAAATACGTTAATCCGCAACGTCAGTAAGAAAATTAGTGAATATATTGGTTTTATCAAACCCACCAAACTGGTGTATATCGCATTTGATGGCGTCGCACCACTTGCAAAAATGGAACAGCAGCGAACCCGTCGCTACAAGGGCGGTGTGTTGTCGAAAATGAACGCAATCATTTCGAGCAAATCATCGTCCGACAATGCATGGAGCACTTCAAATATCACACCCGGCACATCCTTTATGAAAAAGCTTACCAAACAAATCGGAAATTCTTTCAGCGGTCTCGAAAAACACTACGGCGTTGAACATATTATTGTTTCCGGCACAGATAAATGCGGCGAAGGCGAACACAAGATGTTCCAACATCTACGTGAATCGTCCATTACCTCCAGCGACACTGTAGCCGTATATGGTCTAGATTCCGACCTTATCATGCTTTCAGTTTTCCACTGCAAATACGCAAACAATATTTTCATATTCCGTGAAAAACCCGAGTTTGGTAAACAGCTGATTCCTTCGTCGATTAACGGCGACGACAATGAATGTCTGTTTATGAATATTCAAACCTTTTCCCGAGCCATTTTAGATGAGATGAAATGTGATACACACGACACACATCGATTGTATGATTATATTTTCATGTGTTTTTTCCTAGGCAACGATTTTTTACCGCATTTCCCATCCCTCAACATTCGAACTACCGGTATAGACACATTGTTAACAACTTATCGCAATCTTATCGGAAAATATGGGGATCGTAGCTTTATTTCACTAGATAAAACCATCAACTGGAAATGGGTGTCGCTATTTATTAAAGAATTGGCGAAGTGTGAGCATGAACGCTTGTTGGAGGAATATGTCCTCCGCGATAAATGGGGGAAACGTAAGTGGTTGGCTGATACCGACGAAAATCGCGATTTTACTGTCCAAAGTGTCCCCGTGATTTATCGCGCGGAAGAGGGTTATATTGCTCCCAGTGAGCGATATTGGGAACAACGATACTACAAGTCGCTATTTCACGGGGATGTATCCGTCGACTCTGTCTGCACCAATTATCTAGAGGGATTAGAATGGGTGTTTAAATATTATACGGTCACATGTCCCCATTGGAAATGGCGATACCAATACAATTACCCACCTCTTCTTGCCGATTTGGCTAAGAATGTCCCGGCCGGACAACATGACTTTATCATGAGTGACGCCACAAATGCGCCCTTTTCGGAATATGTGCAATTGGCGTATGTATTACCACCCGCGAATCACGGCCTTTTACCTGCACATGTGAAAACGGAACTCGACCGGTCGTATTCCCACTGCTCTGCGTCGGATTTTTCGTTTCAATGGGCTTTTTGCAGATATTTCTGGGAAGCACATGCAATTTTACCCGAAGTTTCAGTCGATGTCTTACAAGAATGGGATAAAAAATGGTCACTTGTTCCAAAAAAAGGACGTCCGGCAAAGAATCGGATTTAGATTATTTCGACTATTTGTAAAATATTACCATAATTAGATGTATATATACACCTTTGAAGATTTAAGTTCGCACAAAAATTGTTACAACAAATATAATGAAAATTATATAAATATTTTTCATTATATATATTATTGTAATGGATAAAGATGAAATAATAAAGGAATTAGCAGAAAAGAATGCTAAATTAGAAGAGGAATTACAAGCAACCAAAGAACATCTCAAAAAATATACAGCACCTTCATACAAAAAGGAATATTATGAAAAGAATAAAGAGGTTGTAAAGGAAAGAAACAATAAATACAAAAATACTACTAATTATAAACCTACGCCAGAGCAAGTTAAATTATATAATAATCGTTCGTATTTGAAAAGAAAGGAAAAACTCAAAAAAGAATTGGAAGAAAAACAGAACGACGAGAATATTTAGGAATAATTAATTATATTAAGAAAATCACTTAAAATTATTTTCTTTATCTAATGTATAGGATGGAAAATCCAAAAGAGAAACCGCCAGAGTTTTTCAAATCCACCAAAACCTCGCTGAAAAGTATACTGAAACACCCTGAAATCAACATAACCAAAATTAATGATGTGGTTATCAAGGCACATAAAATCGTTATCCATACTTTACAATTTCTAAAATTATATATGCTTCACCATTACAAAACAAATAATCACATATTGCCCGAGATTGATAAGGTATTGATTTTGAATGTTATGAAGGTTGTTTGTGGGGAAAGGCAAAACAATCAAGGAAAACCACCCAAGAAAGAAACGATTGAACTCAAAGACAAACTTACATCATTCTATGCAGAACATTACAAACCATATACCCAACCAGAACAATTAGATTATGAATATATGAGTAATGTTCTTTCCTACTTATGTGAAGACATTATGACCATGTATGAAAATAACATTCAATTACATTATGTGGATTATGTGGAACGCTTTGTAAATGTGGTTTGGAAAAAGAAGATGCTTGTTGAGAAAATACGAAAAATATTTCCTACCAAAAAAGAAAAGGAAGCACGGATTAGACATTTGGAAAAGGAACTGCGAAAAATAAAGAATGATTTGCTAAATGTTGATAATAGTGTTGCTTATACATCAAACCCATATTACCATAGTTGGATTGCTCAACAAAAGAAACATATTCTTCCCAACAAAGATAAGTTCCAAAAACAAAGTATCTATTATGATTTGAAATGTAAACCAATGGATTATTTCCCTTGTATGATTGCGATGATGAAACAAGTGGAAAATGATTTGGAAACTATAAGTAATGTTTTTCCTTTGCGAAGCAGTATTGCACCTGGTTATATTCGTTTAGATACAATTACATTAGTATATTTGCTTTTACGAAAAGAACAAGGAAAGAAAAGTGATTACAGCAATCAAGGTAATACCAAGAAGCACGAAGATAAAATATGGAAGTTCTTTTTCCGCACAGAAAAGAAAGTATTTCGTAAAACTGATTTTTCTTTCCATCATATGATTTCTACGGATGGTGTAGGAGTTTCCATATTGTTTATTCGTGATGATTTGGTTGGAAAGCGATTACCAAGTGCAAAGAAAGGTGTATCAAAAGAATTGTATATTGATGAACTGAATGATTATTCTGGTTTACAAGATAAAAAGATTGTGGGTGTCGATCCGGGAAAAGAAGATTTGATTTATTGTGTAGACGATGCTTCCAAAGATGCGAATATATTTCGTTATTCACAAAATCAGCGAAGGAAGGAAACCAAAATGAAAAAATACAACAATATCATATTAGCAATGAAAACCAATAAAATACAAGGTGAAGGAACGAATAAAAGTGTTATTGAATATGAAACTGAGTTATCTAATTACAATCGCAAAACGCTTCAAATAGACAAGTTCAAGACCTATGTAAATGAGAAGAACCGAATAAACAATTTGTTATTTGGATTTTATGCGAAGCATTTGTTTCGTAAATTGAAATTTGGTAGGCACATCAATATCAAACGCAACGAGCAACAAATGATAAGCAATTTTAAGAAGATGTATGGAAATCCAGATGAAGTTGTTGTTTGTATAGGTGATTGGGAACAACGCCAACAAATGAAATACAAAGAACCAACATTAGGGATAGGAATGCGAAGTTTGCTTCGCAAAAACAAATATAAGGTGTATTTGGTAGACGAGTTTAGGACATCTTGTAAATGTTCCAATTGTAATGGAGGAGTATGTGAGAAGTTTATGGTAAGAGAAAATCCAAGACCAAAACCAAAGAAAAATAAGGAAAATCCAAAGAAAGAAAGAAAATACGATGAAATGCGGTTGGTTCACGGGCTTCTTCGCTGTAAGAGCGATTGTGGCGAGTGGAACAGAGACCGCAATGGTTCATCAAACATCTACAAGATAGCATACCAAGCAATACATAACTTAGAAAGACCAAGTTATCTATGTAGAGAAATCAA